GATGAAAGAATCTTTCATAGTGCGTAATGCACTAAGTCTCACTGCCAAAACAATGAATGATGGATCTAAGTTTTTTGCTTTTAAAACATATATGGTGTATCAAGACTCACCGATGAATGTGATAATGATATTTACGGATAAAGTAATGTCTATTGCTGTCCCTACTGAAGAAATGGTAAATCAGTATGGAAACGCATTAAAGGAAATGGCTGCATATCTAGAAGAGGATGAGGCCCAACAGTTAGAAGATGACTTTAATGATTCTTTGTCTCTGGATGATTTCCTTGATGAAATGAATTTGAATTTGTCTGAAGAAGGCATTGATTCGGACACCACAGGGATGACAATTAATTAGTATATTATCCTCCCTCGACAACAGAGATATTATACACTATAAAATGCGATCTGTCAAGTGCATTGACAAACAGTGTAGATTATAGTATAATGTTACCTTAATTAATCGAGTTGTATATTATGAAACCAAAAGAAAAACCACATTACGTAAGTAATAGAGATTTCTCAAATGCAGTGGTGGAGTACTGCACTGAAGTCCGAGAAGCCAAGTCTAGTGAAAAATCTGTACCTGTTGTTCCGGATTATATCGCATCTTGTTTTCTTAAGATTGCAGAAGGTCTTTCTCACAAGGGGAACTTTGTGCGATACACTTATCGTGAAGAAATGGTTATGGACGCTGTTGAGAATATGCTCAAAGCGATTGAGAATTATAATATAGAGGCTGCAACTCGTAGTGGCAAACCAAATGCGTTCGCTTACTTTACGCAGATCTCGTGGTTCGCGTTTCTTCGTAGAATAGAGAAAGAGAAAAAACAACAGAACATTAAACTCAAGTATATTGCCGAAGCGGATGTTATGGACTTCTTGGCTGAATCACTTGAGGAAGATGGATATACAGCTCAACAAGCATCTCCTTTCATTGACTCTTTGCGTATGCGCATTGACGCAGTAAAGTCTGCCGATCATGAGTTTAAAGAGTATGTGAAGGAAGAAAAACAACGTCGCCGTCGTGCGGTAAATGTTGACTCAGACTTATCAGAATGGATGGAAGATTAACTTGACATGACTCCTATACTATAGTATAATGTGTGTCTAAATTAGTAAAAGTTTAATGCGGGAGTTCGTTATGGAGACAGTGAGTACCCCTTACTGTAGTAGGTGAAATCCCTACATCCCGCTCCAATTACTGAGAGTTTATGAAGATCGCTATATTGAATGACACCCACTGCGGGTGTCGCAATTCATCTGAAATTTTTATGGATTACCAAGAACGCTTCTACGTTGAGGTGTTCTTTCCTTATCTGCTTGAGAATAACATCTCGCAGATCCTTCACTTAGGTGACTATTACGATAATCGTAAGACGGTCAACCTCAAGGCGCTTAGTCACAATCGTAGAATCTTTTTAGACAAGCTGCGTGACTATAATATTCACATGGACATCATTCCCGGCAACCACGATGTGTATTACAAAAACACCAATGGTTTGAACTCCCTCAAAGAGTTGATGGGTCATTACATGAACGAGGTCGATATTCTTATGGACCCGATCGTTCGTGAGTACGACGGTGTTAAGTTTGGTCTTGTGCCTTGGATCTGTCCAGAGAATGAGAAAGAGGTAATGACTTTCTTGGACAACTGTGGCGCCGATGTGATCGGTGGCCACTTCGAGCTCGCAGGGTTTGAGATGGACAAGGGTCTGGTTTGTAAAGAGGGTATGGACCCCAAACCACTGCAGAAGTTTGAGACAGTTCTGTCCGGACACTTTCACACCAAGTCAAGCAAGGGTAATATACACTACCTAGGCGCGCAGATGGAGTTCTTCTGGAACGATGCGCACGACCCCAAGTATTTCCACATCTATGACACAGAAACGCGTGAGATCACGCCTGTGCAGAATGACGTGACTATCTTCCACAAGATCTATTATGATGAGGACACGGTTAAGTATTTCGAAGACTTATCATATCTTGACGGCAAGTTTGTTAAACTGATAGTGTCCAACCGATCCGACCTACAGAAGTTTGAACGATATGTAGAACGCATTCAACAACAGAAAGTTCATGAGTTGAAGATTGCCGAAGACTTCCGTGAGTTTCGTGGTGAAAATGTCTCAGACGAAGATTTAAGGGTTGACGACACGGAAACTTTAATCTATAATTACATACAAGAAGTCGAAACTGATTTAGACAAGGACCGCATTAAAAGTGTTGTGTCCGAATTGATGGTAGAGGCGCAGGCCGTAGAAATTGCATGATTAGATTTGAAACATTGCGTTGGAAGAACTTTCTTTCGACGGGTAACTATTTTAACGAAATTAATTTCCTTGACTGCTCGACCAATCTCATTGTCGGTGAGAACGGTGCGGGTAAGTCCACAATGCTAGACGCACTGTCGTTTGCGTTGTTCGGTAAGGCACATCGTAAGATTACTAAGAACCAGTTAATCAACACAATCAACAATAAAGATTGTTTGTCGGAAGTGACCTTTACTGTCAACGGTATTGGATACCGTATCGTGCGTGGTATTAAACCCGCGAAGTTTGAAATCTGGAAAGATGGTACTATGATCAACCAGAGTTCTCACTCACGAGAGTATCAAGAGATTCTTGAGAAGAACATCTTACAAATGTCTCACAAGAGTTTCCACCAAATTGTTGTTCTCGGCTCGTCGTCGTTTATCCCGTTCATGCAACTCAACTCAACCTCTCGGCGTGACGTGATAGAAGACCTTCTTGATATTAACATATTTTCTAAAATGAATGTGATACTCAAGGAGAAAACCTCTCTCCTCAAAGGCGAGCTCGAGAACAACAACCATTCTATAGAAGTTGTAAAGACCAAGATCAACGCACAGAAGAAATACATTCGTGATCTGACTGCTATCAATACGCAACAACGTAAAGAGAAAGAGTCAGAGATTCGGGGTCTTAATGACGATATCGCTACACTCAACGAAGCGACGGCAGAACTGTCAGAGACCGTCAATAATTTGTTACCTTCTGTGCAAGATGAACTGTGCAAAATCCGTACCAATAAACAAAAACTAGAAAAGTATCGTACACAGTTTGATACTCAGGTAAAATCTGTGGTTAAAGACGCAAAGTTCTTTGATCAACATGAACACTGCCCGACCTGTGATCAAGACATTGGTGATGAGTTGCGACAATCTAAAAAGTCCGCTGCGACTGATCGCGCCAAAGAACTCAAGGGTTTAATGTCAGAGGCTGATAAACAACTACTAGAGTACCAAGAAAACATTGAGAGACTAGAGTCTGAGATGTCGGAATTAGCCCACAAGCAGAATGTTATGAATAACAATATGCAACTGGTTTCACGATTGACTCAAAATGTCCAAAAGATTCAGTCTGACCTTTCTCAGATGTCTAACAGTGATGGAGACATGGGACAAGCAAACGCAGACCTTACTGAACTAGATTCTGAGTTGCACGATCTCACAGACAACAAATTTAAACTGACCGAGCGTTCATCTTATAACCGCATTGCCAGTGAGCTGTTGCGTGATACGGGTATTAAGACTAAAATCATTCGTCAGTATATTCCGGTCATCAACGAACTGACTAACAAGTACTTGCAAATCCTAGACTTCTTTGTTCACTTTGAGTTGGATGATAGTTTCACTGAGACTATCCGGTCTCGTTACCGCGACACCTTCTCTTACGATTCTTTCTCAGAAGGGGAGAAGCAACGTATTGACCTATCTCTTTTGTTCACTTGGCGACAGATTGCCAAGATGAAAAATTCTGTGTCGACTAACCTGTTGATCCTTGATGAGACTTTTGATTCGTCTCTCGATGGGGAGGGTGTCGACAACCTTATGAAGATTATTGACACATTAAAAGAAGACACCAATGTGTTTGTAATCTCACACAAGACTGAGCTTGAAGATGCCCACTTCGAACGAAAGTTGTCGTTCGTAAAGGATAAAAATTTCAGTCGTATGAGAGAGACCACTTGACAAGTGGGTATAGAATGTTATATAATGTGCAACATATCAACTGAGGAAACATCTAATGGAACTATCTAGTCGCACGGTCGAGATCTTGCGAAACTTCTCGACTATCAATCCAAACATTGTTGTCAATGGCGGAAACGTCTTGAAGACTATGTCTATCGCAAAGAATATCGTATCTCGCGCTGAGATCGAAGAGGACTTTCCAAACACATTTGGTATCTATGATTTGTCTGAGTTCTTGTCTGTGTTGTCTCTGGTAGACAATCCATCAATTACTTTTGGCGAACACTTCTGTACCGTTTCGGACGGCAGTGGTTTGTCATCTGTCAAATACTTCTACTCTGACCCTGAGATGCTTTCTGCTCCTAAGAAAGACATCGTCATGCCTGAGTGTGAAGTCAAATTTTTACTTACTAACGAAACCCTAAGTAAGATCAAACGTGCATCGTCTGCGCTCGGCTACGACAACATCTCAATCCGTCCTAACGGAAATTCTATCGAAGTTGCTGTAGTTGATACAGAAGATTCTACTTCTAACTCGTATTCTATTTTGGTTGAAGGTCAGTTCCCTGTGGATGAAAACTTTAACTTTGTTATGGGTGTTAACAACATGAAGTTGTTGGGTGAAGACTATGAGGTGTCTATCTCAACTAAGTTAATCTCACACTTCCGTTCAATTAATTCTAACACGCAATACTTTATTGCGCTTGAAAAGTCATCAACTTACGGAGCTTAAAATGACTGAAGAACAAACAACATTTAATGACCTATCAAACCGCGTAGCACGTTCTTGTGTTGCGGTCGTGGACACCGTAGTGACGCGTGGCGGTTTCAAGGGTGAAGAACTTACTACCATTGGCCAACTACGTGATCAAGCGATTCAGGTTGTTGCCCTTTATGAAACTCTTGCGCAGCAACAGGCAGAAACTGAAGAGTAACTAGTTTGGGTTCGTGGGTTTACCTTTACCCGCGAATGATCTGTTTATAATGTTTACATTACCCGCGAACCCTTTTTTATGAAACTATATGACCCCCTAATTGCAAAAGAGACCTCAATTCACGTTGCACTTGGAACGGTCATTAACTACCCCCTTAACATCTTCTACACATGGTTAGCGGTTGTTAAGTGGGGTATTACGGATCCTTTAACTCTGTCTACAATTCTTACTGTTGGAATATCGTTTGTGGCATTCACTCGCATATACATAGTAAGGACCCTTACTGAAAGACGTAAGGAAAAAATGAAACAGAATATGCCGCTATAGCTCAGCAGGTAGAGCAACTGATTTGTAATCAGTAGGTCCCGCGTTCGATTCGTGGTGGCGGCACCACCTTCGGAGATTCCGTGAAACTATCCGCAAGAATATCAGATTCTTTTGCAAGGTCTATGACTTCGTTTTTTAGATTCTTTGCAGACACCTTCTTTGGCCAGAACTACGGCAAACGCGCACTTATTTTAGAAACAGTTGCGGGCGTTCCTGGCATGGTCGGAGGAATGCTCACGCACCTATACAGTCTGCGTAAAATGCAAAAGGGTAATGGCACAAAGATTCAAGAACTTCTTGACGAAGCGACCAACGAACGCAAGCACTTAATGTTCTTTATGGAGATTGTGCATCCTTCTTTTTTTGAACGCGTCTTGGTTATTTTTGTACAACTTGTCTTTTGGCATTACTACTTGGTGATGTATATGTTTTTCCCTCGTACGGCACATCGTATGACTGGATACTTTGAGGAAGAGGCCGTACAAAGTTATACTAACTATTTGTATCTGATAGAGTCGGGAGAGATTGAAGATGTTCCCGCACCACAGATTGCCATAGATTATTACATAGATTTAGAAGAGGGTGCAATGCTCTCTGATATGATTGTGTGCGTCCGTCGTGATGAGATGCACCACGCAAAGGTAAACCACGCCTATGCGGATGAAGTATTATAGTTTTTGTCGATTGGTTGTATCGCAAAAACCGATTGACATTATGATCCTCGGTCGCATAAATAAATCGTGCGAGAGGTTTACTTGAAGGGGAATTTGTAGTATAATATCCCCTACAAATTTTATTATATTATGAGGTTCGAATGAGCAATGAGTTTCTATGGGTTGAAAAATATCGTCCGCGCAAAGTCTCGGAGACGATTCTAGAAAAAGAACTAAAGACTACTTTTCAAAACATCGTTGATGGCGGCGAACTGCCTAACATGATGTTTTCCGGTACTGCTGGTACTGGTAAGACTACAGTCGCTCGTGCGATGTGCGAGGAACTGGAGTTAGATTACATCGTAATCAACGGATCAGAAGAAGGCAACATTGATACACTACGAGGAAAGATCAAGCAGTTCGCCTCTTCTGTTTCGTTGTCCGGTGGTTATAAAGTAGTTATTCTAGATGAGGCAGATTACCTCAACCCACAGTCTACGCAGCCAGCACTGCGTGGATTTATTGAAGAGTTCTCAAATAACTGTCGGTTCATTATGACGTGTAATTTTGAGAACCGTATTATTGAACCACTGCATTCCCGTTGTACTAAGATTGCGTTCAACACGACCAAGAAAGGTCTACAGTCCTTATCGGCGGAGTTTATGTCCCGTGCGATGCACATTCTTCAGACTGAAGGTGTCGAATTTCATAAGGACATGTTGGCGCAAGTCATCATGAAACACGCGCCTGACTGGCGTCGAGTTCTCAACGAGTTGCAGAAAGGGTCTATTTCGGGATCACTCAATGTGGCACCGATGACGGGGCAAGATGTCTCAGATCCGTACACTCAGTTGTTTACAGCTATACGAGATAAAAACTTTAAGAAAATGAGATCGTGGGTTGTCAACAATATTGATGTTGAACCCGCATCTATTTTCCGTGGCATTTATGATCGCATGTATGATCATGTTGACCCAAACAGTATTCCGCAACTTGTCCTCATTCTTGCTGACTATCAGTACAAGAACGCATTTGTTGCTGACCACGAACTAAACCTAGTCGCCTGTCTCACCGAGTGTATGGCGAATGTAGAGATTAAAAGTTAATGTATACGACAAGATTATATGAAATGTCTCCAGCAGACAATGTGTTGTATTTTCCGAACAATATCGATGTTAGGATGTGTCCTAAAAATGGCATGTCTTCACTGAAAGAACTCCATAGATTAAATCGCGGAGTGGATGAATATATCGGTCGTGTTGAAAGACTAAACAAGGTACGGAAATTTGGTGATCAGTTTGATATCCCTTTTCGGCCGGGTAGTTATCGTATTGCGGTAAAAAGAGACCCTGTAGATCGTTTCAAGTCAGCTTGTGAATATATTGTTGCTAATCATGCTAGGTACATCAAAGATGGTCGTGGCGATGAGTTGCCCAGTTTAGATCAAGAGTTAGACCAAGTTTTAGATAATATTGAAAGAGGGAATCTTAAGAACAATCACTTTTATACTCAAACTTGGTATCTAGGTGATCCTAAACAATATGACATGGTTGTACATATTGACGAACTGTATCAACTTATGATATTCTTAAACGAGGCAGCTGAGTTGGGTTTGTCAGAAAGACAGATTAACATTCACGACAATAAAACGCTGTTGAAAATGTACGGAGATGCGTTGACTAATATGCAGAGACATCGTATCAAAAAGTTTTATCGTAAAGATTATGAGAACGGGTGGTGTAAAGTTGAAGACAAAATCTAATCTGGGCCCATTTGAGTTTATAAACAGTATTAATAACACTAAAGTCAATCTCATGGAGCAAGACGAAGAGGTTGAGACTAAATATAACTCGTTTCTTACAAATAGGTCATTGTCATATTTTCCGGACACTGTACTTATGTCCAATGAAATGAACCGTTTGCATCATCTAGATAACAAGATGCAATACGATTTTCTTATAAATATTGTACGTAAGAAGAAACGATTCTCTAAATGGGATAAACCTGAACAACGAGACGACATAGAATGTGTGAAACGTTATTTTGGCTACAGTGAAACTAAAGCAAAACAGGTGGTAGGTCTTTTGTCAGAATCACAAATAACAACAATTAAAAGTAAGGTGTCCATAGGTGGAAGAGAATAATCTAGTTCAATGGAACGCTGACATGATGTTGGAAATCACGTTAGCGGAACCAGATGACTTTTTAAAAGTCAGAGAAACCCTAACACGAATAGGTGTTGCTTCTCGTAGAGACAATACTCTATTCCAATCATGCCATATCTTGCACAAGCAGGGTAGGTATTTCATCGTCCATTTTAAGGAGTTGTTCTTGTTGGACGGCAAGAAATCAAATCTCGAAGTTTCAGACATGGAACGTCGTAACACAATCGCAACACTTCTCCAAGACTGGGGCCTCGTTGCAATCGTTAATAAAGAAGTCGCACTTGACTGTGCGCCAATGAGACAGATTAAGATTATCTCATACAAAGACAAGTCCAACTGGAACTTGCAACCGAAGTATAATATTGGAAACAACTGATAATGTCAGAATATTATGGTATTTTTGACGATCGTGATGAGAACATTCGGACCAAAACACCATTCGTAGGAAGCTTGCCGTTTAACATGGAAGAGACCTACAATTGGAATGAGTACATGCAGATGATGGACTCACATCCGGATGATCTCTACGATCGAAACTCAGACAAAATGCGTATCGGATTAAATTCGTTTCACAGTCGCGGTAGTGCACCGGACTTCGCGAAGAAGATCTACGAAGAGATGCAAGATGTCTTTACACTACACGCCCAGAAGATCACGAACATTGCGTTCAGTGGCTTTGGACGTGATAGTGGTTCTTATCCATGGCACAAAGATTCTATGGATGTGTTCTTAGTTCAGGTTATTAGTACTGTCGGTCTTAAGGTAGAAGGCATAAACAATAATGAACCGTTCGACTTTGAGCCAGGAATGTACGTGTACTTGCCTAGAGGAACTCACCATCAAGTGTTTCCTAAAGTCTCACGTGTATCATTTTCGTTTGGAGTAGAAGGTAGTCCAGATCCGTCAATGTATTACTAAGGACTTAATATGTCAGATAACAAAAGCAATATTGTTTCGTTCTCTGAAGTAGCTAAGAAGAAACTGGAAAAAGAGAAAGAGTTAGAATTTTATTATAGACACTTGGACATGTGCTTGCAGAAACAAGCGTTCATAGAAATGGACATCAAGGTCACAAAAGAAATCATCGACATGATCGAAAATGATACGGTTGTGTTGGTTGATGATTCTGTCCCTATTATAGAGATAGATGATGACGACTATGATCCTTTTGAGTAACATATTTACAAATTATATGTTACTTTTTGTATCATAACTCGTATATATAGTAACGAGTGTGCCGAATGATCGGGCACTCTTTTTAAACTTGCTTAATTTTAAGGAGTCACAACATGACATTAACAGCAAAACAACTGTTCCCACGTTCAGCATTCGTCGGATTTGATACTATGATCGACGAACTAGACAGGGTCGCACGACACTCGGGTGATACGTTCCCCCCGCATAATATTCTAAAGACGGGAGAGGATCAATACCTAATCGAGTTAGCAGTCGCAGGATTCACTGAAGACGAGCTCGAGATCGAAGTAAAGAACCGTACACTTAGCATTCGAGGGTCTGTAAACGACACTAGAGAGTATATTCACAAAGGCATTTCGACGAAGAGATTTGAACGCCAGTTCCGTCTGTCGGAGTATGTTGAAGTAATGGGAGCTGATTTCAGGAACGGATTACTTGCCATCCAACTGGAGGTAATAATCCCTGAAAGTCAGAAGCCTCGTAAAGTAGCAATCAATTCAGGTGTCACCTACCAATCGACACCGCAACTTTTAAACGAGGAGAGCAACAATGGAGAAGAGCAGCCGTCCCAACTCTAAACTAGAGGAAATGGGTTGGATGTTCGCAGGACTATCAAGTGTATTCGTGATAGCCGTCTGTGTCCAACAACTATTGTAATAAATAAGGGGGAGTCACATCCCCCTTTTTTGTGAGTTATATGAAAGCAATACAAATTGTCATGAGAGGAGACGAACGGTCTGAAGAGTATGCTGCACTCTCCCGTCAGTCTTTTCAACGCGCCATCGACGAAGGATACATTGATTCTATTGAGACCTTCGATGCGATCACTCCGCAATCAGATATGTTTCAAGAACATGTAGACAAGTACACATGGTCTAAAAGTCTCATGACACTAGACCTCATATCCGGTAAAGAAAAAGAAGATCACTCACCTACAGAGAAAGCTGGGATGTGTTCTCACTGGGAACTCATGCGACAACAGGGCGAGACACAAGAAAAGTTCTGGATCATGGAACACGACACATGGTTGATAGAAGAACGATACGAGTCGTTTAAACTGCTCGCTGAGTACGCCGAAAACACCCTCTACGCGAACATAGGTCTATTCATGGGTATGTACTGTATGGACCAGAGATTTGCGCACTGGGCGCATCATATGATGACTAAGAAACAATTTCCTATCAACTGTGGGCCTTACTGTGTGTTACAGAGATTGTTCAGAACATTCACCACAAGCCACCTAGAACTACCAGAGATTGATTACTTCGGAATAAAAAATACTTCTTTACATCCGTGGAACGAATGTGATACAATAGGTGTTGGTCGTGATATTGGGATCTACTTTAATCAAAGAGATCGTCATAAAACAGGCATCCCGAATCCGACCACTCAGGTGATTTCAAAACGGATTGCAGTGACACAGGACCATCATGGGTATAAAGACAAACACATTGCGGAGCCTTGGACAAGACATAAATTTTTTCATGTTATTGATTGACAGAACCTATTCTTTTCTGTATAATGTCCGACATGACTAGATTTTATACATCCGTGCTGCGTATGGGCAGCAACATTCTTTATCGTGGATACGACAACGGCAAACAAGTCAAATTGCGTATTCCGTTTAAACCTAAACTTTATGTGACCGGCGACAGCCCGTCAGAGTGGAAAACTCTGGAGGGAACTTCTGTTGTCGAGATGCAGTTCGAGTCTATGACGGAGGCGACGGAGTTTAATAAAAAATACTCCGATGTCTCCAACTTCAAAGTTTATGGAAACACTAACTACACTGCGCAATTTATCGCAGAGAATTTCCCTAATAAGATCAAGTATGATCGCGACTTGGTCCGAGTTTTAAATATTGATATTGAGGTTGCGTCCGATCAGGGGTTCCCCGAACCGGCTGAAGCTGCACACCCAATCATCTCAATCGCGATTCGTAAGAACGACGGCAATTACTGGGTCTGGGGTCTTAACGACTATACCCCTACGCGTGAGGATGTTCTCTTTATTAAGTGTGACAATGAAATTGATCTTGTCCGCAAGTTCGTAGATCACTTCCAACAGTATTCTCCCGATGTCATCACTGGATGGAACACCCGATTCTTTGATGTGCCTTACATCATCAACCGTTGTGTTAGGTTGTTTGGTGATGACACATTACTAAAACGACTCTCTCCTTGGGGCGCAGTAAGAGAACGCAAAACCAAGATTAACGGCAAAGAGAATCAAGAATACATCATTGAAGGCGTTGAACAACTGGATTACCTTGAGGTCTTTCGGAAGTTTACTTACAACACCTTAGGCCAACAAGAATCGTATCGCCTCGACCACATTGCACATGTTGTTCTAGGAGAACGCAAACTCTCGTACGAGGAACACGGAAACCTCTTCACTCTGTACAAAGAGGACTATCAAAAGTTTATTGACTACAACATTAAAGATGTGGAGTTGGTGCACAAGATTGATGAGAAACTCGACCTCATTTCGTTGATCCTTACGATGGCCTACAAGGCGGGAGTAAATTATAACGACACTCTGGGGACCACCAACATCTGGGACTGCATTATCTATCGCATGTTGACAGAACAAAAGATTGTTGTACCGCCCAAGACGGAGAAACCTAAGACGCCATATCCTGGCGGTTATGTCAAAGATCCGCAGGTCGGATCACACGACTGGGTCACTTCTTTTGACTTGAACTCTCTGTATCCAAACATCATTGTACAGTACAACATGTCGCCAGAGACTGTTATAGACGGTCTGGATGTACGGGCAAGTGTGGATAGTTTCTTAGATGGTAGTTGTGTTGTTGACGGTGAGGGGTTCTCTCTTGCGCCTACGGGGGTCAGATTCTCCCATGATCGCAAAGGTGTTGTCCCCACAATTATTGAACAATACTCTGCTGAACGTAAAGTGATAAAACGCGAGATGTTAGACGCCGAGAAGGAACTTCAGAAGAATCCTTCTAAACAACTAGAGTACCGAATTTCCTCTCTTAACAACCAACAGATGGCCATCAAGATTCTAATGAACTCTCTTTATGGTGCGTTGGGCAACAAGTGGTTCCGTTACTTTGATCAGAGAGTTGCAGAGTCAATTACTGCGGCTGGACAACTGGCGATTAAGTGGGCGGAACGGGCCGTAAATGATGAGATGCAGAAGGTACTGGGTACCGACGAAGATTATGTTGTGGCGATTGACACCGATTCTGTTTATATTAGGATGGGTGGACTTGTTGATAAGTTTAACCCCAAGAATCCTGTAAAGTTTTTAGATAATATCTGCAACGATCACTTTGAACCTGTTCTTGATAAAGCCTATCAACAACTTGCTGATGTGACGGGTGCGTACGATCAGCGTATGGTTATGGAACGAGAAGTAATTGCGGATCGTGGTATCTGGATGGCCAAGAAGAGATATATCCTTAATGTCCACAATTCGGAGGGTGTGCAGTTCGCAGAACCTAAACTCAAGATGATGGGTATCGAGGCGATCAAATCGTCCACTCCACAGGTCGTTCGTGACAAGTTTAAGGAGATCTTTCGCGTCATCATAGAAGGGACCGAAGTAGACACACAATCGTTTATCCGCAACTTTAAATCCGATTTTAAGTCTCTCCCGCCGGAAGAGGTGTCTTTTCCACGAGGCGTATCAGACTTGATTAAGTGGACAGATCGCGACACCATTTATAAGAAAGGCACACCTATTCATGTTCGCGGCGCGTTGTGTTTTAATAATGCGATTCAGTCACAGGGACTGTCCATCAAGTATGAGTCGGTCAAACAGGGTGAGAAGATTAAGTTTGTTTATCTGAAGGTTCCAAACAAACTGGGAGAAAATGTCGTTTCGTTTCCACTCAATCTTCCGGAGGAACTGGGGCTGCACAGACACATTGATTACGACACAATGTTTGACAAAACCTTCCTTGACCCGTTAGAACCGATCCTTGACGCGGTGGGGTGGGCCGCAGAACCGAAGGCGACCCTTGAAGACTTCTTCGGTTGACATGCATAAGTTATTGCGGTATAATATATGATTATGAAAACAGTAAAAAGAGAATCTTTCAACAAAGAAGAAAATGGTGAGTGGGTCTTGACAAAGACTTGGACTTTGTGTTATACTCCCATTTCCTTTGATGAAGTAGATCAAGTTTCGGAAGATATACGTAAAGTATTGAACCCAAAACTATTGTCTTCTAAATACAAGGAAGGTAACGAGACCAACCCTTTGTTTGGCCATTGTTATCATTCTACTCAGGCTATGTACATAATGCTTGACGGTGATGAGAAAGATGATCTCATACCATATAGTGGTACAGATGAACTGGGAAATATACATTGGTGGTTGGATCATGACGGTACAATCATCGATGTTACGGCGGGTCAGTATGACCTTATGGAATGTGATCCGCCTTATGATAAAGGTAAACCAACAAAGTGGTATGGTTGGAGAAACCGATTTCATAAACGGTCAATGGGTGTGGTTCAGGACGTTCAAGCTAGTAAACTTGTGTGTACTGATCCGGATGGTAATGTAATTTCTATCAGAAAGCCCTTGCCAAACACACTTTAAGTGTGGTACTATATACGAATACTGATCCCTAAAGGACAGTTTTTTACATTAACTCACGACTAAATCGGAGGGACAAAATGTCCAACACTAACAAGGTAACAAAACTAACTTCTTCACGTGGCTTTGATGGCACCCTGAAGACAAAACGTCAAAAACAATCCAAGTGGATTGTTGACCTCAAAGAAACCACCTTCAACGAAGAACAACTAGATGCGTACAATTACTTGTACGATACTCTATGGTCTGAATCTGAACCAAAACACTTTGGCGATGAGGTACACCCGGCCATCGAGTTCCATCAGTTTGAGTTGATTCCAATCAAGTCTGCTGTCAACCAGAAACACCGCAAAGGTGGACGTGCCAAAGACCCCAAGAACGTATGGCGTTCTATGGATAAGGGATTTAAGTTGACAGAACTTCCCCCTTCTGTACTACGCGTTGGAACTGAAGACTTCCAACTTACCGGAGACACGCGTAAGGAGTACTTCTCTAAACACGGTCACGAGTTTTACATTGCTGCTGTCTACAAACCTGTAGAAGGTGCAACTGAATGGGAAATCAAGGATGCTATCTCTTACATGGGTCAGACCCTACAAGAGGAACCTGCATCTAACCCGAACTCAATGGAAGACGTGAAGGATGCATTGTCCGTTCAGGCATCTATCTGGGAAGAATCCAAAGGTCAGGCAGGTGTCAATCCAAACATAATAGAGGATCTACTTGCACGTACCGAAGAGATCGGTTTCCGTTTCACTGAAGGTAAGCGACACGACATCGCGTACTCTGTGTACAACCAGTTCAACCCTTCAACACCAGTTGCATCATGGTCTTCGAATCCTAAGGCTCACTACCAGATCAAGTCTTACATGTCACGTTACAAGTTAACGAACTCAAAAGATGGTAAGGTAATCTACATTTGTGCGGCTGCTTCGACTATCTCGAAGGTATTTACTACTGCTTTACGTAAGGCAGCATCAAATCCAAATGCAGAGATACGAATTGTTCTGCACACAAGTACTCTTACTGGTACAGACCCTTTGACTTCTTACGAGACTGTTGCAAAGAACAACATCGACAAGTTCAATACCTTTATGTCAGATGCTAATCTTGTATTGAATGGTGATGGTAATAAGCGTATCAGCATATATGGACTTCTACCGGCTGTTGGTGCTTCACACTCTTTCGATGAACCAGTCCTGTATGATCCGATTACAGAGACACTCTACCAACGCAAGGGTGATTACTTTTGTGATATCTCAACTGAAGAAGAAGAGTAAATAACAAGGGGACGCAAGTCCCCTTTTTTGTGTCTTGACAACTGACACTTTATTTGGTATAATTTCTTTCGTAATGGGAGTACTATATGATTCTATCTAAGCAAGACGCACTTCATGCGGCGAATGTCTTTTCTGATTTCTTCGGCAGTTTTGACCGCATTGATGAATATCAACGTTCTATCAAAATGGAACGAATGGAGTCTTTCCCTGCCGCATTGCC